ACCGATCAAAAGGTGTGCAGGCTGGGAGGGCTGATTTTACATTTTACTATCACGGAGAGGCCGTGATGATTGAGCTTAAGGATGGTGATGGGAGGCAGAGCAAAGAACAGAAGATGTGGCAAAAGACGATCGAGAAGCAAGGGTTCCAGTATTCCTTATGCAGGACTCTTGAAGAGTTTAAAGAAGTTGTTCTCGGAATAATCAAAAACTAAAAACAACCATGGCAAAAGGCGTGAACAAGGTAATTCTCTTGGGCAGACTTGGCGGGGATCCGGAGAGTAGGCAGGCAGGAGCAACAACAGTGGCTAACTTTACAATCGCCACGTCAGATAAGTACAAGGATAAGCAAGACCAGTGGCAGGAAAAAACGGAATGGCATCGAGTGGTCGCATGGGGAAAGCTGGCTGATATCTGCGCTCAGTACCTGCGCAAAGGGTCACAGGTATACGTTGAGGGGAAGCTGCAGACTCGCTCATGGCTGAAAGACGATGTCAAGCAGTACACAACAGAGGTCGTTATCAGCGAAATGCAGATGCTTGATGGAAAGCCTAATGGAGGGCAGGAAGATCGCCAGTATGCTCCGCCAGTGGCTCAGGGGTCGCAGTGTGAGAAAGATGATCTTCCTTTCTGATGAGCAATAAACAGAAACAAGGCTCTGACTGCGAAAATAGAGCGCAGCCGGGCACTTTCACCATTTCATAACCGATCCACATTCAGATCTCGACTATGACCGCACTACACAGGCCCTCGGCAAAGACGGCGACGAAAAAGAAAAGGCGTGATCGGTTATCAAACGCCAAACCAGAGGCAGAACCTGCTGAATTCGTAAAGATTGATGGTGAAAACGTCATCGTCCAAAAAGTAAACCATCCGTCGTACAAAGAAAAAGGTAAAAAGGTAAAGTGGGTGGCTGATTGGGCGGGATGCGACAAGATCAAGGGGTTTGGCATCGAGGGAGACACGCGGGACGAGGTTGTGTGTAAAGTGTCCGTAGTGATCCAGCGGAAGAAAGAGTTCAGAGATCTGTGTGAGGATATCTGGACAAAGAGATACGGAAAATAACGCCCTTCCTTGACCGGAGGGGGATTTTGTACAGTAAGGTATGGCAAAAAAGAAGTACACAGATGAGTTTCCGGCGTTAGCTGAGATGCATGCCCGAGAAGGTATGATCGAGTCTGATATCGCCAAAAAACTTGGGGTATCAATCACAACTTTTGAGCAATACAAAAAGCAGTATCCGGAGTTTCTGGCAGCCTTAAAAAGAGGTAAAGCGCCTATTGATTTCGAGGTTGAGAGTGCGCTGCTTAAAAGGGCTTTGGGGTATACCTACACGGAGACAAAACGAGAAATAGAGAATCTTGATAACGGTGTGGTACTGGTTAAATCGACAACTGAAACAATTAAGGAAGTAGTGCCTGATGTGACCGCCCAAATATTTTGGTTAAAGAACCGTAACCCTCAAAGATGGCGTGACGTAAAGGGTGTTGAGATGACTGGTAAGGATGGTAAAGACCTCTACGCAGGCGTTATAGTATTGCCTGCCAAAGACCCAAAGCCATGTTAAAGTTCACACCACAGGAAGGACCACAAGAACGCTTTGTTTCATGCAGCGCTGATATCGCCTTTTACGGTGGAGCAGCTGGAGGAGGCAAGTCTTATGCTTTGCTTTTGGATGCATCGAGGGATGTGAGTAACCCGAAGTATGGCGCAGTTATTTTTCGTCGCACAACAAAGCAGGTTACCAGTGAGGGCGGCTTATGGGATACAGCAAGTACTGTATACTCTCTTGTAGGAGCCAAGCCGAACCAGTCAGCACTTACTTTTACGTTTCCACCTGGAGGCCGTGTTGGGTTTGCTCACATGGAGTACGAAAAAAACCGATTCGACTGGCAGGGTTCACAGATCGTATACCTCGGATTCGATGAGCTTACCCATTTCACTTGGGCGCAGTTCAGTTACATGCTGTCACGTAACCGGTCAACGTCCGGGGTAGATACAAAGATCCGGGCAACACTTAACCCCGACCCTGACCATTTCGCACGTAAATGGGTCGATTGGTATCTGGACAGTGATGGATATGCAGTACCTGATCGCTCTGGCGTTATCCGGTGGCTTATTGTTGTCGATGATGCAGCAGTCTTTGCGGACACAAAACAAGAGTTGATTGATGAGTACCCAAACAGTCTGCCGTTGAGTTTTACTTTTATCGCTTCATCGATTGAAGACAATCTGATTCTGCTTAACCTCGACCCGAAGTACCTTGCAAACCTTGATGCGCTACCAAGGGTAGAGCGGGAAAGGCTGAAGAAGGGAAACTGGAACATCAGGCCGTCGGCTGGTAGTTATTTCAAACGGTCAGAATTTGAGATTGTAGATGTGCTTCCGACAGGGAAAATAACGAAAACCGTCAGGGCGTGGGATCTGGCCGGAACTGAAAAGAGAAAAGAAGCTGATGATCCAGACTGGACAGCAGGCGTAAAAATGTCAGTGATCGATAAAGTTTACTATGTTGAGCATGTCGAGCGGTTCAGGGTTGATGCCTCAAAGGTCATGAGCGGCATCAAAAATATCGCTTCATCGGACGGGTTCGGTATTCCCGTTCTTGTGCCACAAGACCCAGGACAGGCAGGGAAGACGCAGGTCAGGGCGTATGTGCAGGATTTCGCAGGATACACGATTAAAACTAATCCGGTATCAGGCAGTAAGACCGTAAGAGCAACACCTTTTTCATCTCAAGTCCAAGGTGGAAATGTGAAGCTACTGAGAGGCCCGTGGAATGATGCTTATCTTTCTGAACTTGAAAGTTTTGATGGGTCCGGTGCTGGGCATGATGACCAGGTCGATGCTTCGTCAGACGCATTTAACGAACTGGCGTTGGGTATAAACTCCACCGGTATGCTTGAGTATTACCGGCAAGAAGCGGAAAAACTGAGAGAAGAGCGCAAAGCGGGGTAGGCAATGAGATTTGACACACTTAAACTTTAAATCATGCCAGAAGGAATAAAAACACCGATCAGTGAGGCGATGTTGCAAACAGCTATCCGGGGCGGTCAGTTTGTGAATACTGGGAATAACAACGTCGAACCAGCACCTCAAGCAGTGCCAGTAGAACAGGGAAGCGCATGGATGGCTCCAATGCAACCTTTACAGGTCTCAACACCCGCAGACGTGAAAGGCAGGGCGTTTGATTACCCTGTAGGCTATAACGTCAACATCAAGCCACGCGCGTATGAGCCAGTGACGTTTGATCAGCTCCGCGCTCTTGCTGACAATCTCGATATCCTCCGGCTTGTGATTGAGACAAGAAAGGATTTGGTGTGTGCGCTTGAAATCGAGATCGTGCCGAAAAAAGACGGCATTGAACCTGATGCGAGATGCAAGGAAGTGCAAGATTTTCTTGAACTTCCCGACAAAGAGCATACTTGGGCTGAATGGTTGAGAATGTTGCTGGAAGATTTACTTGTCATTGATGCTCCAGCGATATATCCGTTACTCACAAAAGGTGGCAAGTTGTATACTCTTGAGCCGATTGATGGGGCGACGATATCCCGTAAGATTGACCTTTCAGGACGCACGCCGATACCACCGCAGCCCGCATACCAGCAAATCCTTAAAGGGGTCCCTGCCGGCAATTTTACACGTGATGAGTTGATTTACAAGCCGAGAAACAAACGCACCAACAAGCTGTATGGATTTTCTCCGGTCGAGCAGATCATGATGACGGTAAACATCGCATTGCGCCGACAGCTCTCACAGTTGCAGTTTTATACAGAGGGAAGCGTCCCCGATATGATGCTTGCCTGCCCTACAGACTGGACTCCGGATCAGGTACGGATGATGCAGGGCTATTGGGATGAGGTGATGGGAGGCAACACGGGCGAGCGCAGAAAAGCAAAGTTTGTGCCGGGCGGCATGACTCCTATTAACACAAAAGAGGGGCTGCTTAAAGATGAGTTTGATGAATGGATTGCTCGTATTGTCTGCTATGCTTTCAGCGTCCCGAACATGGCGTTTATCAAGCAAATGAACAGGGCAACCGCGGGAACGGCGGTTGATCAAGCTGTGTCAGAGGGTTTATTGCCTATATTGCAGTGGGTTAAATCTTTGGTAGATTACATCATTATCAAATATTTCGGATATACGGATGTGGTAATGATATTTACTGACAGCAAAGATCCTGATCTCGCACAAGAGGCCGCGATCAAGCTTCAGAACTCTCAATCAGATCAGATTGATATCAACACGGGCGTTTTGGATGTGAATGAGGTCAGAATTAAAAGAGGTCTTAACCCCCTGACTCCGCAGCAGCTTGAAGAGCGCAAACCAGCGCCACCGCCACAACTTGCAGCAANTGCT